AATTTATGCACAAAAAAAGCCCCACCGATTAAGGTGAGGCTTATCATTTTCCTTATTTCAGGAAAACGATTACTGGTTTATCAGCGTGAGTTGCATTTCCAGTGCATTAGCAATACGTATAATTATATCAATACCGGTATTATACTTCCCATTTTCAATTCGTGACAAATTATTGCGGGTAATTCCGGCACGTTCTGCCAGTTGCTCCTGTGTAATTCGTTTGGAAGTTCGGATAGACAATATAAGCCGTCCAAGTATTTCGCGTTCTGTCATAGTTAGTTTATTTTAGAGTTATCTTCCACTTCAATTGTTTTATCCATCCAGGTCATCCAGTCTTTGAAGAATGCAATGGCTTTTTGAATCACATAATCTAAGCCTGTAAAATCACTTTCAAGACTATAATGTATGGCTACAACATAGTTTTCTTCAAGTCCGTGTTTATTGGTATAAGTAAAATGCATTCTTTTTACTTCGCCTGAGAACTGCACCATATTATCATCAACGCTAATAAATTCAAGCATAGTGTGAGTTCTTACGTGCAGTAGCACATCACGCCCTTCGAGCGTGTTCCCTAAATGGCTGGTTGATTCGAGAAATGCCCATTCGGGTAGGGTTAAATCTTTTTTTTGTTTCATGCTATTTCAAATGAGTTACTAAATTCGTTATTTTTAAATAAGGCTGCAAGCCCGGTTATTTGTTTTAATCTCAATAATTCATCGGCATCCATGCCAATGTTTTTTAATATCCATTGGTCGCTCATTCCTGCCTGAGTAAGTTCAGAAACTATATTACTCATAAGGTCCACATCGTGACTACCACGGGCACGGTTATGACGTATTGTTGAAGCCATACGGTTCGATTCGTCTTTTTCAATGGTAACTACCGGAAGCATTCCATTCTCACGTTCGTAAATATCACGATGCGTTTTCATTACCGTGTACCGGTGAAAGCCGTCCACAATTTCGTACTTATCAATTTCTGACAAGTAATAACACACTATTGGCATGGTATAACCATCTTCTTTGATGGATTGATAAAGCAGCTTCATTTCGGGTGGTGCAACTGAGTTTGGATTGTAGCTATTTGCCTGAATTTTTTCCAGTGGCACAGCCTGAACATTATATACGGGTGATTTCATAACAATGATTTATATTTTTCCATTATATTTTTTCGTCTGGCCATCTCGTTTTTATTCAACGTAAAACCCATGTATTTGCAAAGATGGTCATTCTTCATTATGCAGATACACATACGCTTAAATGTTGGAATTTCCTTTGCTTCCGATATATCAATTTCGTCGATATACTCCATGCGCACTGGTAGTTTTGAAGTTTGATAATTGGTGGATCCTGATATTTCAATTTCAACTCCTGATTGCTTTAGCTTTTTAATTACTTCAGCGGAAAGTACTCCGCCTTTTTCCCTCCAAAACTTCATACTTACCGAAAGTTTATCCAGGTAATTCGCCCGGGTTTCTTCCGGAAGAGTTTTCAATAGGAAATACATGTACGATTCCCATGTGTGATTGACCGGAAGTTTAATAGAGTTCCATCCCATGGCCGTGGTACCGCCATATATGCCGGTGAAGTTTACGCCATTGACACGGCTCACTAATTTTCCCCACGTTTGCGGTTCTATTACCCTATAAAGTTTCAAACTGTCCTGAGCTGTAGAAAGGAATGGACTTGCAACACGTTGTTTTTCGAGCGAAACACCTGCTTTGTAAAACAAATCGTACAGTTTGTTGTATATCCAGCCAAAACGACCATTTGCTGTCCATACGTCAGTTGTAAGCCAGTCATAAACCGGATAAGCATTAAATACGTTCGGAAACATTTCCTTTGTCCATTTTATGCCGTTATAGTTCCTATAATTCCTGTCGCTATGAATAGCACGCCATCGGTTAAGCGATTCCTGTGTACGAATACCCACTAAACAGGCGGTGCGTGTTGCTCCTTTGCGCTTATGCAGCCATAAACTAAACTTTTCCTGAAATTCGTAATCCCACATATTAGGTTTGAAGAATGGAAAATCTTTTTCAGTATAACAGCTTTCAGGCATTTGGCTCACCCAAATATCATGCTTTGACTCTTCCCATGGTCGCCAATGGTTTTCGTGCATTGACGTACAGGTGGTTACTTTAAATGGTACACAGCAACGGTATACATCCAAGATATCGGCATTTTCAGCAATGGTGAGCTCCACATATTCAGTCGTCATTATATATTGCGCTTCGTAGTCCATGTGGAAAACTGAAAGTTTACGATCAAGACAATTGGCACGGATATAATCAATACATAAATTCAGCAATACGCCGCTATCTTTACCGCCCGAAAACGATACACATACATTGTCGAACTGGTCGAAAATTATTTTAAGTCGCTGTTGTGAGGCTTCGTAAACGTTCATAATTCTGCTTTTATTTCTTCTTTTGTTTTTCCTTTAAAATATTCTGCCATTCCTATTTTCTTAGTTATATTTTTATCTATAAGGCTTTCAAGTCCCACGTTTCCGGTTAAGTCCCAATACCGGCAATCATATTCTTGCCCTGTTCGGAAGGTTCGTCTGGTGGATTGAATGCGTAGTGCTAAATCCCAATTCTTATCAAAATAAACCGTATTGCATAGGTGCTGAAGGTTTAATCCGAGTGAGTTTTTCTGATAACTCAATACAGTTGCTTTCGGAAAACGCTTTTCACATGCTTCACGACTGTCAATATATTTACAATAGATAATCGTTCGTTCCTGTGGAATTTCGGTGAATAGTGCTTCCAACTTCTCAAACTTGTTTTCAGTACAGCTGTAAGTATGCTGCATTTTCTGAGTCATTTCCATGAAGATATTATTATTCTTCCACTGAAGCATCTCATTATCCAGGTACTTTTCTTTGAGCCGTGTATATTCAGCTTCATCATCCTCCGAAAGCTGGTAACTGATTACGTTATACAGTTGTTTGACAGAAAGTGTCAAATCGCATTCAAACACATAGTGCCGGATAAGCGAGTACAGGTAATCAATGTTTTCGTAACCGGTTATAAATTCCTTGGTATAAGCTTTTCGCCCTCCGAAGGATTTTGTAACAGTGGTATATTCGCAAAATGTATTCTTAAACTCAGCATCGCTCATGTTCAGAATTTTACGCGACAGAAAATCCATTTGTGTCTTTAAGTCAAGCAAATTTTTTGTGATAGGAGTTCCATTCAAAATCAACTTATAGGTGGATAAGTTGGATAGATCCATCATTCGCTTTGTTCGCTTCGATTTTGCATTCTTTATCTTCAGGCTTTCGTCAACGATTATCATTGGGTTCTGTGCTTGCTCTATTCGGTTACGTAAGTTCAAATAAATGCGGTCAGAGTTCTGAAGGCTTTCAATTCCGGTATAAATAACCTCTGAACTGAAACCTCCCCACTTGTTTATTTCAACCAGTATAGAATCAATTTTAGGATCATCCGGCCAAATGGTTTGAAATGGACCAACCCATGCAATCAGGTCACAAGGTGTTTCGTTGGCTATCTCCACAGCTACACGACTTTTACCCGTTCCAGCTTCCATAAATAGCGCACCTACCCGCCAATCGGATAGGTGGCTTTTGGCGTTAGTTTGGTCAACGAGCAAGTTCATCATGGAGATTACTTTTTACAGGTTCTAATTTCTGTGGCTTATGATGTTCAACGTGATAGGTAGGTAGCATTTCGCCCGAATCCTTATCGAACCATGCTTCTTTTTTAAAGCTGCATTGCAGGTGTACATCTTCTTTTTCGAGCAACCAGGAAGCTATCCAATAAGCTTCTGATTTTTGCACATCGTAATCAGTTCCGAATACCTGACTTTTTGGTATAATCGCTTCCGACCCATCGAATGCCCGAGCTTTATAAGCCTTGTCAGATATACTGACAAGGCTTTCAAGTCTTACGGAGTAGCATTTAGTTTTCATAGTTTCAATCCTGGAACTAAAACTATTTCATTATCAATAATAAAGGCAGCCCTACGCCTTACTGTTGAAATCTTTTTTGCATAAGATCTCATCTTATCATGATTGTAGTCTACTATTTCTTCTAACGGTTTTGGATTGAATGACAAAATCCATTCTTTTAATTCAACTGCTAAAATGCTAGCATTATGCATTTCTAATTCTGTTTGATTACCCCAATATGCAAATGAACCGTCAGTATCTTTTGTTGTAATTGTATTATTGTCATTTGTCCCTGAAACATAGAAATAATGACAAGAAAATGTTGGATTTAGAACTAAATTGATAAGCGGAAAAGAAATAGCAGACTTTAAAGAGCCATCGAATGAATTGATAAAATCTTTTTGAATTGTTGGAAGTGCCGTAGCATTTGAAGTTGTCATTTTATTTATGCCGCTGTTATACGTTGCCGCCGTTTCTTTATTAATGTGATACAAAGATAAGGGTTTTATTTGAAAGTTGTATCTAATTAGATACATTTTTAATATATTTTAATACAAAAAACCCCGATCTTCACAGACAGGGGATTAAAACACTACAAAATTCTGAATTACCGTGACGAATGTCACTAAAACTCGCCAAAAACAGGCTTAAAAGACAATTATTCAACTCATTTTCAACTTTTAAGCATGTTTTTACCGCTTTCGTCGCGCGAAGCGCGACGCGCCGGGAACAACTCACCTCTGCATAAATGCCTTTGTGAGTCGCTCCTGTGCGTTCTGCGCTTACTTCGTGCTTAAACTTAAGCCTTCAATCATTTGCAAAAGTGCGGGGTTTTTAGTGCCCATACACGTCAAAAGTCCTGTATCAACGTTTTTCTCTATCGTTATTTTGTTTTTTGATACGGTAACTTTCACAAAATCACCCAATTCAAAGCCGTATTTCTTTAAATACTCGCCTTTTATCTGAATGGCTGATGTATATTTATTGCCCTGTGCGCTTCGGGTAACGGTTAGTAATTTATCCATATTACGCCAAATTATAAGTATCGTTTAAAACCTGATACAATACCGCTGTTTGTGGCAGTATGTTGGGTATTTCGGTTTGATACGGTTTGTAAATATGTGTCGCCAGATTGTACACGTCCCAAAGTGTCACGTTTGCGTTTTCTTGCTCAAATCTCAAATAATTTTCCGTAAATATTGAAATTTGCGCCTGATTAAGTGGGTAGTTCGTCAACTGTTGCCTTACCTCTCCGATGCCGTTGTCATAACTCACACGGATGGCTGTAAGCGTTCCGATTAGTTTTAAAACGTCCTCTTTCGTGCATTCAATTTCTTTCATTCGGTTAATGATGCGGATGTCACGCTCTCGGTAGTTCCCGAAATCCTTTAGCCAATTGTCAACGGTTTTAAAAATATCGTCGTTTGTGGCTTTCCCTGCTCCATAGTTTGAAGTAATTCGGTCAGCTCCCAAAATACAAAGGTTGTGGCAAATCTTCACACACGGACCAAAAGCAATTTGGATGCCGTCCTGATGGTAAGCGATGGCGATGTTCGTGGTTAGTTCGCTGTCTTCGTCTTCTCTGATGGCGATGGTTGTGTAAACTCTGCGTAATATATGCGCTTCGGGTGCTTCCTTTCCGTATCGCTCCACCATTGCCGGCAGCGTAGAAACTCCCGGAAACTGTCGGCTGTTGTTATTGGCTGCAAACATATCTTGTACATCTACTTGCAAGCCATTAAGCCTACAAATATCAAGTACCTTGTTTACAACTTGGAAATGGTAAACTTCACGGAGTGGGTTTCCGTACACGTCATCTTCTCTGTAAGTAGCTTTCAGCGTTTCGAGGTCTAAAACCTGTACTTTTTCAGTTTCAAAATTGAATGTTTTCATCTTACTTGCTATTTTCAGGGTTATAAACTTGGTCTTCTGCAAAAACGGCTACCATTGGAAAAAATGATATTTCTTTTTCCTGTCCGTTCTCGGTTACGGTCTTTGTCATTTTTTTACCCCAAAGATAAAGGGCTTTTTGTCCTCGTTTCACTGCTCGCCCTGCTGCTTTCCATTGGTCAAAGGTTTTAAGTTCCTTGTGTCCTTCGGCTTCGTACTGCTGTTTCAATCCCTCGTTAACGGTTTTTACTGTGCCGTTTTGTTTGCTCTCCAATATAGGAGCAGAAAAGTTTTTAAAATTTTCCCTTTTTTCTGAATTTGTTTTCATACTTTTGTAGTGCTTAAAAATTAAATGTTTACAGACGTTTTATTTTTTTAATCCCCTCAAAGGTTACGGACTTTGAGGGGATTTTTAATTTTATGCAATTTCTCGCATTTTACTTTCCGTTTCGTTAATGGCTGATGTAAATTCTTCAAGCCAAAACTCAATCAATTTGCCGATGGTTTTCGGGCTGTTACTCTGAAATACTTCGCCCTGTGCATCGTGTACCATTACGGTGGCTGTTTCCTTATCATGCGAGATGATAAAGTTTTCAACTTGCTTCCGTTTCTCGGTTAGTTCACCGTGTTTCTGTGCGTACCTGGTTAATAGTTCCGCTTTTCGTTTCAATTCGTCAATGGTCAACGGCTTTGCTTCTTCCTTTATTTGTGTCAAAGGTTGAACATCTTCCGCTTTTTCTTGTAAATCCGTTTTTACTTTTTCCTTTTTAGGATAAACAACTTCCATTTTGTGGGTTTCTTCGGTTTGCACTGGCGTTGCCTGTGCGGTTGCATTTTTACTCATTTGCTTAAAAATTAAAAAGTTTATAAAATTGATAATATATTGACATAGAATGTCCAAAGTTGAATAATTGTCCAAAATATCAAAGATTCCGTTTAACGGTTATCATGTTAAAAACACTGTATAATGATTGTGTTTCCGCACTTCAAAGATACAAAAAATAATCAATATACAAAACTAATTATCTGTATATCAATTCATTAAATCAACATACCAACTAAAAACAGCTTATAAAACCGAAATATTTTATATCAGGCATTCCAAAAAAATCTTTTCATCTTCAATCTCAAAAATCAAATTATCTGCTTTTCTTTCTCATTTATTCAATCCAAAACCGAAAACAAAAACAACACATAGTTAAATAATGTTAATCTAAACCGCTGTAAATATCTCTTATCTCTCAAAATCTGCATATATTTTGTATTAAAATCAATCAATCAATTGAATTACAGCAATAACAACCCAATTTTTAAAAATAAAAATCGGGTTGTTTTGCAGTAAATAGCGCCACGCTCTCAATAGCGGGGGCGATTGCCTAAGCCTTAAAAAGTGATATGTGATTATATATTAACATTAACAGTCCGAGCGGGCAAGTGGGCAAAATCCCACCATATAACGGACGAAGTCCAACCATTGGCTGTATTAAACAACTGTATGTTGATACAGTTGACACAAAAAATGCCACCACTTATTCAGTTGTATTTCAACATGAATGTGTGGTGACAATGCTTACAGGTAAATGGATATATTGGTTTACCTGGTTGTTATTCCCATTACGGCTCTTTGTTTTTTTGGATTGGCGATTGCCAACCATTCAGAACGACATAGCAGATACTTAACTGCATCGCTGGGGTTTGTTGATTCCATTGGTAAGCGTTCGGAAGGTAAACGCTCTGATCGTTTGTCTTTAGATACAACTTTCTTTCCTTTTATATACGAAACTTTGGCAGGTGCTTTCTCCATTGAACTCTTTATCTGCTTGCAGTTGTTACTATCCATGCGAAGCAGTGGCAATCCTTTGGTATTCTCGGCAAGTAAGGCAAGCATGAACTCATACTCCACGTTCATTGGTATGTTGGCTTGCTTACGTGATTTCAGGTTGACAACCCAACCGGTACGGTTACCATGTTGGTCTTTCTCTATTGCATCCTTTAGTTTACCTACAGGATCTTCACCCATTGACTCACCATTGTTGGCTGCACGGTCATACCATAAATCCAGTTCTTTGACTTCATGGTATCGGAAGTATTCAACGAATGCCATACCTAACTCACGATATGATTGAGGTGGTATCGTGTACAGGAACTTCAACAAACGATAATACTGTTCATCAGGTTGTGCAATGACTAATGACTTCATGTTACCTGTATCGAACCCGCCTTCTAACTTCTCATTCGATTTAATATACTTCAGTCCACGACTATCATTTACCGGGGTTTCGTCATACTTGAACTTATCGTAATACCCATCGTAGTTGTATCCATCTGTATAGAAATGCTTTTCAGTAAGATTAGTATAGAACCTGAGGTTACGCTTGAGTATGGGGCGAATGCCTAACACTGACTTCTTCAGTTCCTCAATGCCTAATGTTTCAACCAGGCGTTTAAAGTATTTAATAGTTAGTATCTGTATATTTGCCAATGAACCTACATTGACAAAGAACGTCTGCTCATGCCGTGCCTTATGCACGTAATACTCCCATTTATCGATTTGCTTTTGCAATTTGATAAGTTCCGATTCTCTGTTGCGTGAATTGATTTCGTTGTAATACTTTACACGAAATTTATTAAGCATATCAAACGAATTCAGAATCAGCGCAATACGTTCAGTATTCATTTTCTTAGCAAAACGGAATATCCAATCATACTCACCTTCTGCCACATTTGGCATATCGGTAGTAATGGTCATACCCAGAAAGTAAGTAGAATATCCATACCGGGTACTGTCACCACGCAAAATAGGAAAAGCTCTGTCCACTTTCTTGTCTTCCTGAAATTTAGCCTCATCACTGAATAAGTGACAAACCGACTTACCGGCAAGTAATGACGGTCGATCGAGTGAACCAAAGAATAAAATAGATCCATTTTCAAAAAACACAGTGTGCCTGAAGTCGTCAACTATTATTGAACATTTACGTAACCATTCTTCAGGCGGTCGTTCATTCTGTACATAATGAATTCCTTCATAATACTCTTTTCTCTTCCAGCCCATTTTCACGGCAGGCATGATATTAGTCTGAAGGTTTACATAGGTATCGCATATAATTGCTAACGGGGCACCGGGCATATCTTCAGCCACTCGCAATGTGCGTTCTGCCTGAATCTCGCTACTCTTAGCCACACCACGTCCACCAACAATGGCCATAACCCAGCAATCAATCCAATCGCAAACTACTTTCAGCTTATTGGTAAATCGCAGGTCGGTAACTTCTTCGTTGAAGCTACGAATTACTTTCGTCGTCGAACGTGTCAGCATCTTCAGCCATCATTTTAATTATATTGAACTTAGAGATACCGGCTTCCATCTTGGCACGGTCCAGTTTAATAACCGGAACTTCTGGCAATGCATCCAACTGACGTTCCAGTTCTTTCATATCTTCCGGAATACCACCAACATCTTCCACATCGGTAGTATAGATTACATATTGTCTACGGAATAGTTCCTGAGGTATATCAATCTTTTTCTTATCATAGCATCCGCGAAGTTTAGCAGCTTCTTTCTTCAGGTCTTTATATGCATCGAGCTGGTTAGTCTGAAGTGCAATTAATGCCGCTTCATCCAACTGATCAGCATACAGGTTGGAGAATGCTTCTGTTTTTATTTGTGGGTTCGAATAAAAGAAGTTGATTGAGTCTTCGTACAGAATACGTGCCTGATAGTCGGATAATCCTTTCTCAGTCTTTAGTAGTTTTATAATACCCGCTTTACTCTTTACCTGACCTTTATACATGCCGGTAGCAGCTACTCCACGTACAAAGTCCATGATATGAAAGTATTCCTGATATTCAACCGGAAGGCTTTCGAGTGTACCAGTTCTGAGAACAGGAATAATCTGATCGGGTTTAAGTTGAGAGAAATCAATCATATAGTTGAGTTAGCAGGTCTTTATAGTCACGTTCTTTCTGAACCTTGGCCAATTGCTGAATGGCGGTAATGTTTCCACCTTCAGCCGAAGTCATTAGCCGGATAGCAGCATTGGCTTTAATGGTCATCTTACCACGCTGAATATGGTAATTGATAGTACAACCTTCCGTTTTAGCATCGTGCTTGAAATCATCTAACGGACAATTAAAGTACATTGCCATCTCTTCAATAGAATAACCCAGAGCGGATAATCGCTCCAGGTCTTCTATCTGTTCCGAGTCGAACGGTTCTATCTTATCAATTTCGCAGGGCATATTATAAAATTATACAGATATGAATTTTCCACATAATGTACATATTACATATCTGCCATCTCTATCAGATTGAATATCATTTGGTTCAATCTTAAATTCAGTTTGACAGGACTTACATATAATTTGTTGGTTTTCCTGTTTTATTTCTCCTAATTTAATAATTTTCATTTTTTATTGAATATATGTTAATTACTTATTATTTTAGATTTTCAACAAACTCTCTTACTTCTTCAGAAGGTTTAGTAACCTGTATAATTCTTACACCCGGTTTTACACCACACAGGTAGTTATTTGCTTTCCGTATGGCTGTTTCATCATTCATTGCATCAATATAAACCAGCAATGGATCATACTTAGCTTTACGCTTGCTAACTTTGCCATCTTTATCTTCTTCCACAAGGTAATCAACCAATCTCAATTCATTGGTTTTCATATTAATGGAATACTTCTTCAGTCCGGTTTTGAGTTTTACCGAACCTTTATACTCAGGTTGAACCGATTTATTCCGGTTATTCCACCATGCATTAATCCTTTCCTCTAACGTCAGTTTCTTTTTGCCGTGAAGGTTTACCAGTTTTCCGCATCGGGTGCATACAGTGGTCAGCGTATGACCAATAAAAAAGCAAAGCAGATTATTCCACCATGCCGATATTCTTTTTCCTAAAGTCATAAATTATTTTTGAATTGGTTAATATATATTGTTCGTACTGTGCATTTTCGCCCCAGTTACCCGAACCTTCGAAAACTAAGTGATTATCCCCGCACTTTACGCAGGTAATTTTAGAGTGATTCCAACCATATTGAATCTTTATATTCGGTCGGGTAGCCATTAATGCATTCAGGTGATCAATAACCTGAGGCATACGGAACTTCAAACTTTCTGATACAAATATGTTTACTTTCGAAATAGTTCCTGAATCCACCTGCCGAATCAACGCATCGGCTATACGGCGACTTACCGTATAGGTCGATAGCGTTATTTCATCAATATGTCCGAAATTGGATAGACAAAACGGAATAAACGTGAATGCATTGAATGAGTTCATTGTCCACAGGAACGTACATTCATTTACACATGGTATATTGATTAGCTTTTTCAGGCTTTCAATCCGTTCGGTGTGCATGTTCCAGAACCGCGTTGTCAGTTGTTCCGATTTATCATTTATATCTCCCGGCGCTTCGGGAGTTTCAACAGCAAATAATTTCCTCATTTCAGGCTTATCAAGCGGGTTTCTAACTCGTTTTTTGTTTTCTCAACACGTTTTAGTTGCCAGTTCAGTTCTTGCTTATCGCATGGATAACACGCCAGTTGCAGGCGTGCTCTCCATCGATTTAGTTGCAATTCACAGGCTGATAATTCCGAAATTACTTTTTTGTGCGTGAATCAATTTCTACCTGAATCAAAGTCTGAACCTTTGTCCAGTGATCCAGTTTCGTTTTGTACTCTGCTTTCTTGTCATCATCAGTGGCAGCTTCGTACTTATTTTTGTTTTTGGTAATGTTGGCACTGGCATTACCCAGTTTCTTGCTCAGATCAATATCAGCAATACCGGAAATTTCCTTTTTTAACTCCAATTCAGCGAAAATCGGGTGTTCTCCAAGTAAGGTGTTATTTTCTTTGTAGTGATCCAGTTCTGCCCACATGACTTTGTTATCGAGGTAGTTTTCCACCACTTCTTTAGCTGCAGACAAATTATCTACATCAGGATTTTCAGGAGAAAGTAAAGCATAAGCATCACGGTAACGGTCGTAAGCTGCGAACATGTTAGCTACCATCACTTTTAGTTCATCCGGGCAGGTTGCATCTTTCAGGAATGGGTAGTTTTCGCGGAAACGAATTACTTTCTTCATTGTTTCCGGAATTTCCTGATATTTTGGAGCGAGAGCAGCAAAAGCTTTTTCCTGTGCTTCGGTAAGCAGAACTTCAACCGAACCACCAAACATATCTTCAACCGATACTTTCAACTGATCAGCCAACTGAAGCAGCAAATCATCTACGTAAGTAACCGTGGTTTTCTGTTCTGGAGCAGTTTTAGTTGCTGCCACTGGTTTTGGCTGGGAAGCGGAGCGTTGCATGCTGTTGATTTGATCCTGAACGCCAATCAATTTGGCAAGTTCATAAACCAACGAACCGATATTGGAAGCGGTGGCACCGGTGCTATATACTTTTTTCAGTATTTTATTGTAACCATACTTTCCGTACAGTTCCACACCTTCGTTGTAATTTCGTGGACCTTGTAACCACGCTAAAATTTCTTCATTCATTTTTGTATTGTTTAAAATGGTTTAATTTTTTCGACAATACAAAAATAATTTCAGGCAATTGCCTGTGAAAGGACAAATTTAGCAGGCAGTTGGTAGTAGGTAGTTAACCCCTCCGCTTCGCTCGTCCCCTTCTTCGAGGGGACATTCATAAAACAAGAAAACCACCGTATTAGGGTGGTTTTCGTTGATTATAATTCTAAATGTAGCTTAATGTATTCATCTTCGGAAATCTCACCGCATAAATACCTGGTTACATCTTTATCGTCATACTTTAGTCGTTTACCGTCATAAATAACTGAAGTTGGTTGCAATCCGGTTTCATTCTCAATTTCTTCTGATACTCTCAGCGCATTTCTAAGCGTAGAGTTAATCTGGTATTCAATCGTTATCATGGCGTGGTGGTATTAATTGTTTTAAGCTATCCTGTATCATCATTAATCCAACCAGTGACTCTTTAATAGACTTATCGTATTTCTCATTTTCTTCACACATAAGCCTGATAAGTGTATCTTTTATCTGTTCAATGCAATCTACATAAGTTTCAGGAGTTGATTCTACTCCATCATACCATTTCTTCAATTCGTCTACTATTGGTTGAGTAAGCTGTAGACCGTCGATATTAATCTTTTCCATATTAGCGTCCTCCGGTTAAGTCGTTATACACTACGGAAACGGTAAAGTCAGGGCATGATAACACAAAATTCAATACTGAATTTTCTATAATGGTAGTTACCACCATATCGCCGGTAATAATTTCCATTATATTGTCAATGGTCATTTGTAAGGATTTATGAGCTACTTCGGGCGGATAATGCCCTGTATGTTCATATGTTTCATACTTGCGTGGCTTCTGTGGCTGAGGCCTGCGGATTTGAAAACTTGGTCTTGTGGACCGTTGCACTGGTAGTACCTGTGCGGTGGAAGAGTTGTTCATAATGGGAGTTCTGTATTAATTTTATGGCAATAAAAAAGCGATGCCAATATCACGCTACAGAACTCCCGAAGGTATTACCGCTCCAAACGGCTCGTGATATGGCATCGCCATATTTTCAATAAGTTAGTTTTTGGACACAAAAAAACCACATCATTATGTGGCACGTAGTGCCTTCGTAAGAGTTCTGTGCTGCAAAGATTATAATAATAATTTGAATGACAATGCAAAAATCAAATTATTTTCAAAAAATTACCAATTATCAGTTTTTAGCTTCAAATTTTCAAACTCAAATAATAAGTTATCTCCTATTATTTTAGCTTTTTCTTGTAAATCTTTCCAAACAGGATTATCAAAACTTTTTCCATTTATTGTTCCACCAACTAAATCTCCAGTAGTGATTATTCCTAAACCACACATTCCATTAGGTTCATGCAGAAAATCGGATAATTGAACTTTAAATCTTCCGTCCTTTACCTGTATAGTGATTAATACACTAATTTTACCACAATAGCAAGTATAAAAGAATCCTTTTTTATAAAAATCAAAATATTCTTTTTTTACTAAAAGTCCAGTTTCCCGATCATCTGTTTTGAAAAAAACAGTTGATTTATATTTTAAAATAAAATGTTCCTTAATTTTAGAATATATGTCATTTTTTGACACACTATCCACTTTTATCACTTTTTCAAAACTCAATGGTTCCTGAGCGTGTAGCATAGTAAATCCAACTAATAAACTTACAAATAGCAATAATACTTTTTTCATAAACATATATTTTTTTAAATGATTAATCCGCCAAAGTTAAGCAAAACGCACAAAAAAACCGATACACATTTGCATATCGGTTTTTTATTTATAATAGTTCTAAATAGTTAGCTACTTACACTCGGCTTTGTTCTACAAAAGTATAAGCACTTGCGCCTGATTTAAAGCACTTGAATGTGATTTGTTTTCCAGTTCCGCCTGTCCATGTTGCACCTTCTTTCAGAATGAAAGTTGAAGTGGCAGCCAGTGTTGGTGCAGTTCCCGAAGTAACTCCAACCAGTGTGAACAATAATCCATGTTCTGCACCTGTAGCTGCCGAAATTACAGCACTTCCGCCCTGAAGTTGATATTGTCCTTCTCCCACCAATGCAATGGTAGTAGCAGAAGCTGTTACCACAGCTTTCGGACTTGCATAAGGAACTGTATTGTCATAAATGGCAATATCGTCACCACGCATCAGCTGATCGAATGTAAATTCGTTGCTGGTTGCATCTTTGTTCGATTTCATTGCTACCTTCATTTTGCAAGGATTGCAGATAGAACCTAACAGGTCTTTGCCTGATCCATCGCAATGGTCAACAATGATTATACATTTACGTCCAATCCAGTTCGATTTGAATTCGCGAACCTGTTGTTTATTTCCCGGGTGTTTGAACTTGATAGTAGGAGTGAATCCTTCGTTATCAGTATCACCGTCGCTGTTGGAGTCCAATTCAATGGTATCCTGAGTTGCATATATGGTAATAGCATACTCCGAATCTTTCAATACGATAGGATCGGTAATCAAAACACCTTTTCCATCGCGTGCGCCAAGCGAAATAAGACCTTCTACATCAATTAATGTAATGGCTTCTTTGGCTTGTATGCCTTTACCGGGAGCAATGCCCGGGGCTTTATCTACATTTACTTTTACGTAATCCATTTTGTCTGAATTTTAATGATTAATACTTTAGATTAGTTTGAAAGAATGGTGGCCAGCATAACCCGTTGCCACCGCTTCTTTCAATATTTCAGACTACACTCGGCTTATTTCAGCAAATTTATCTCCTGCAAGTGCAATCAGAGTAATCTGTTTACCTGCGCTCAGTGTCATAGCTGCTGTCAGCGTGAAGTTACCGGAGTTGGCAATGGTCGAAGCATTGGTTGAACCTGCACCGTTGATAATGTAAGTCTTACCTACTACTGCGTTGGTCAGATTTGTAATAGCTGTAGCGTGAGCATTAGCATTGGTTACAAATTCAGTTCCGTCAGCTACACTTGGAGTTGCTGCATCTTCAGCAAATGCCAGGATAGAAGTACTTACGCTCGAACGGCTCATTTCAATGAATTTACCATCGGCACGTTTCACCAATGTAATGGTATCACCAATTGCTGGTTCCCATGCAGAAGCCAACAGTGAGAAATTACCTGAAGCAGCCAACTTAATACCATAAGTATCTGATCCGTTTTTCAACGTTACGATTCCACCGGTAGCCACATCTGTAATATCGGTAATGGTTTTCAATGCAGTATTAGCTACTGATACCAATGAGCTGTGGAATAATGCACTTGGAGTAGTTGCATCTTGTTCCATGTTCAGGAAGGTAGTTGATGCAAGGTCCTTATCGGAAGCAAATACAAACTGGTGCAGATAATCCATATCCTGTACGCGGGTAAATTTCTTACCTACAAGCGGTGCTCCAAAACCTTCTTTCCATTGAGATACTACGCTTACGCTCCATTCTTTCACAATTACGCGGAAGTTAAGCATTTCGCCAGGTACATTTTCAAGGGTTTTAAGGTTATTTTCGAACGACCAGATCAAGCGACGGTGTGCGCCAGGATTTGGTACAGCTATAATTTTTACCTGTGGAAACTCTTTCACAAACATGATATCTTTTTGGTAGTCCTGATTCAAACCGTAGTGAGTTTCATTATACTTATGATATTCATGAATCATAGTGGTTGGTAAATACAATGCAAGCATGTTGGTATCAATCAGTTCCTGAGGAATCTGTTTTGTACCTTGGTAAATCAATTCACCAATGTTAGCAGAAGTTACTTCACCCAATTCAAAGGTTTTCACCTGATTGTTTTGGATTTTTTTATCTAACCATGCATAAACACCGTCCGATGCTTCCATTGCTAATCCCGGTACGTCAACAGTTGGATCTTTCCGGCGACCTTGTACAGCACGACGGTTTTTCTCGTTGTTCAATACTTTAGCAGTTTCAGTTAACAGATATTGAATGAATGACATTTTTACGGAAGATGAACCGTCAGCTTTCAATAAACCTGCAATCCAAGTTTTTTCCACCTTCTTCAGGTCTTTAAATTCGTGGGCCAACATTACGTCGTACATCCGAACTTCTTCCGGTAAAATTTCGTACTTACCTTTTACTACCTTACTAAAATCAGAACCTGAATTGTCTGACTGCGAAAACTCACCCATAAATAGGTTAGTAATCACTTCACGGTCGATAATTCCACTTTCTGTTGGGAAAATGTCGGATATACCAGGTAAAGCAACTACCATTGAAGCAATAGCTTTGTCCTGTCCCTGACGGTAGAATTCGCCTAAGTCGGCTTGCAACTGACTGAAATCGGTTGAAGTAGCCATCGGAACAGCAACTTGTAAACCTTGTTTAGCCAACATAGCAGCACGGGCACGGGCATTGTACGGACGTTCCAAACTCCAGTGTGCGCCTTGCATTCCACCAAGTTGTTTGTCGTCCATGGCATTAAATTGTGTTTCCATGTTATGGGCTTGTTGTGACCCGGCTCCCGGATCGGTTTCTTTTTCGTTACTCAATCGCTGAACATCGCTCTGCAAACCGGTAACTTTAGTTTGAAGTGCTGCCTTTTCGCTCGCCAATGCAGTTTTATCCGCGTTGAGTGCTTCCAGTTGTTCCTGTGCCTGTGACAATGCCAATGCAGTTTCACGTAAAGTTTGCATATCTACGGCTGTAGTAGCTTCTTCGGTGTTAGTTGCAGTTGATTCTCCTTCAGCAAAATTGTTTCCCAATGCTGTGTTGAACTTTGCTAAGAAAGATTCACTATAACCTTCAGCCTTAAGAGCTGTGATTTGTTCATCATTCAAAGCCAAAACTCCAGCTTCATTTTTGGCGAATGCTTCGACTCCCAAAATCGCTAAAAAAATAGCGCAATACGCTTTAAGTTTCATACCTTAAAAAATTTGATTGTTGTTGTTATTAATAATTATTGTTTGCTTGCACTTTCATCCCTTCGGATAATGTGTACTTTAATGCCTTATTCAGTGAACCCATTTCGTGGGCTATTCCTTTCGAAATTGCATCTTCGGCATAGAACATAGCACCTTGAAATACAGGGCTTGCTGTGTCGTACTTAATTCCAAGATTAGCTACTACTTGCGAATGGAATAAGTTATTTGCAAAATCGAGGTTATTGATAATCGGAGTGAAATCTCCTTCTTCGGCTGCACGACTTTCTTCGTTTTTCTTCGTTGAAAGTGTGGCGTATAAATCTTTGAACTCTACGCCCATCGATTCGTACAGTTTACTGTCATCTTCCCAGGTAGTCATAATTCCAATGCTACCAACCCGATCAGATTTTGCAGCGCAGAAAATACGTTTGCTTCCGGAAGCCATCCAAATACCTGCCGATGCACACATTCCGGTTATATATCCTACTACCGGTTTCACACTGGTTTTAATTGCTTCGCTGGCAATATCCACACGGTGAAGTAATCCACCTGGCGTATTATATACCACCAATACACCTACTATGCGTGGGTTGGCATTACATTGTTGAATGCATTGTTCCAATCGGAATGCTTTCCAAGGGTAAATCATACCTTCCACCCACAGCACGCAAACTGAATTGGTTGGAATTGATACATCGTCCAGTTCATAAGGATCGACTGTATCTACTTCTCCATCTTCATCGTCCATGGCATAAACCTTGGCTTGTATGGTTGAGCTGGTAAGTTGTTTCTCGAAAGCTTCGGTAGTACCGTTCTTTATGGCGAGTATAGCGGATGCAATTAATGAGCGACGTGCACTTGGCTCGCAACCCATCGGACTGGTCAGAATTTGAATTGTTTTGTCCATCTGTGTAAAATTTTACACAAAAAAACTCCGATTTCTCGGAGCTTTAAAGGACTAAATTTGCAGTTGAAAGGCTTTAAATAAAAGATTCTGGTATTTTTTGAATGCCGGTAACCGTACATTCGTATCCGTCGAATCTTTCCACTTCCGAAAATGTGAACGATAACGGATTTTCTTTGGTACCACCAAGGCGTTCACGTCCGGCTGCCGAAGTATAGCGTATCACCACATCTTGTTTCAGGTACTTCATCATTTTTTTATGGTTGCTTTCGCTGGCCAATGATACTCTAAACTTAGCTGTGAACGTGTATAATCCCGATGTATCGGGTACACACGAAGTTTGAAGCGTGCCTGGCACTTCCGGTATTTCCTGCCATGAGGCTGTAAGTTTCATAGCACCAATGAATTTTCCGCTAACTATGCAGAAGGATTTAAAGTCACGCACAAAGGCAAGTTTCACAGCATGCGGACGACTGTAGGGTTGATTGTTTTTTTCCATGATATTGGTCTTAAAATATTGGGGGACAATAGGGCGACTACTTTTATTTTGTATTTAACTATTTACGTTTGTTTTTATACTCCAATTTTCGGGGGACAATAGGGCGACTAACTTTTTTCAAAAAAATATCGATCGTACTTTAATACTCGAATCAAAAATCTTTTTTTTGTGTTCCGAACGGTCCCAACTCTTTTTAATCATATCCGGTGTAAGTTTCTGAATACTCAGGTTATACATATTGCAAAATTCCTCCATGGCTTCTTTCTGCTGAAGGAGTGGATTACAGCGCACAGCTCCCATCATAAATGAATGAAAACTATTTTTGAAATTTGCCCGGAGTATAGAGTTTATTTTATTCTGACCTTTATTCGATAAATGCCACCTGAATAGCGTATTAATGTATATTATCTGATTGCGCTGATTGCAGTAACATGCATGTCCACCGCCTCCACAATCAAGCAATTCAACGTAAATATAATTATCCGTATCAATAGGTTCAATGTAATCGTCGGGTAAGGTTTCAAGATTTTGTTTGATAATGGCCCAAATCAAATCTTTTGGTTTGGGAACAATAGTATCACTGCCGGTAGTATCAATCAAAAATTCTCTGATAATTGGATTTACACGCACTGGTACCTTGAATCTTTCCATACATATACTATTTCAATGGTTATTTTACGATGCAAATATACTCATTTTACTATTACAATGGTAATTTATACTGAAAAATACTATTTCAATGAAAAAAAATATTTCTATTTTAGTGAAGGCTATTTTTGAAAAATCGACCAACCGACCAACCGGTGATAAAAGTTTATAGTTTATAATTTATAACTATCTAATAACTAACAATATAAAAACTATAAACTATAAACTTTCTTCGACCAACCGGGTTGTTTTTGCTCCAACCGCCGACCAACCGACCAACCGCTCCAAAAATTTGTGCGTAAACTCCGACCAACCGACTCCAACCGCAAACCTACCGAC